GAAGCAGCATAAAAAGCTGGCTTATCAAGTTGTGCTTCAACTAACTGCTGCCCGAACCCATACCGTGTGCTGGTAAGCAGGTCAAACAGGATCCATGCCGGGTCTGATGTCCACACCCGCGCATTTCCGCCGTCAGCGTACCATTAAATGTATAGCCATTCGGATATATTATGCGCCCACTGGTTTGATCTACCGTAACGCCAGTTGGCACACGCACCTTGATGCCACGTATGCGGTATGCCCTGCTAGGTAATGATGTAAATTGCTGAGAGTCAAACTTTAATGCCATAATGGCACTGTTTGGATATGTAAGTTTTTGATATGTAATCTCTTGGTAATAGGCCCATTGGAACGCGTTGGCTGTTGTCGCTGGGTCAGGGCTATCTGCGGAGGTTCTGGTTAACTTAATCGCAACAGAACCAACCCAGCCGGTCGTGAAATCAACTCTATAGTCACGTTGATACGAATCGCCTGTCCTGCCGCTTATAGTTTCAGTTGCTACGGTAGTAAATGCGCCGCCATTGTAAGATAATGCGATTGTGAATGTAAAGCTAGAACCTAAGATATCGCCATTGCTTTCAAAGCTTTGCAGTGATGGCACTGTTATTGTAATAACAACACCATTAACACTTACATCGTTTACAGTTTGCGTTATTGGTGTTGCTTGCTCTACTGTTTGACCAACGTTTACAGGCTCGCTTATGTCGCCATAGCCTTGGATATAGGTTTGAGTTTGCGTGCCATAACGTGGCTCGATGGTTACATTTTTTATCGAATAATCTGCAAGCTGTACATTATTTAGATCCGTACCAGGTCTTAATATTGGGGTTTTATTTAAGTAAATATCCTTTAATGCCGCAATATTATATGCGTCTGTGCCCTTGGTTAGCCCTGCTGCAGATGGGAACCCTTCAATTTCGCCTTCGCTAAGCAAGTCCAGGAAGGTTGCATATTGCGTACTGGCTAAGCTGTCTGCCGTACGCGTCGGTGTGCGTGGCCTATTTGCTTCTGCTGCCGCCTCTGCTTCATTTTGCTGCTTAAGTAATGATATAAAAGTTGCTTGAGCTGAACCTTTAAGGTTCATTGCAAGCGTTATCTGAGCGGCTGAAGGCATTACACTACCTCCAGTGTTGAGATGTTAGCTGAAATAACAACTGACCCAACAACCGTCTCGCCATAAACAATTGGTACTGGCGTACCTTGCGTTGATGTATTTTGGATGCCAGTAAAACTGTAAGACTTCTGTGGATCTAGCTCGGATTCACGCATTGTTGACGGTGAAGACGATGCTGTGCCACTGCTCGATGATGGTGGCGCAATACGTGGTACTGGCGTCAGCAGTTGCGAGACGCCGCCTAGGGCCAGCGAGAGGCCAAGACCGCCCAAGACGCTACTTACCGCGACTGGGGCCGCAAGCCCTAGCAGCCCAATCGCAGCGCCGCCGGTCAAGAACGCCGCTCCTATTAGCAAAACACCTGCAACAATTTTGCCGATACCGCCACCAGTAAATTGCTTCCATGTAATCGCTCCAGCGACGACAGGGATAATGCGGATAATATTTTTACCTACAGGATGGGTTAGTTCTTCCTCGCCAATGTTATAAGATCCGACCAGTACCCGATAATCATGCTGTGCCATATGCGATTCTAAACCAGCAAAATTTACCAATAGGTAGCGCATTGCTTCTGCCGCATCACGCGCTTCTGCCATGAATGATTTAACACCCATAAACATTGCAAGCTCACCATAAACGCGGATCTCACGTAGCATCACATCCACCCCAAGAGCCATCAGTAGGATTAACGATATACCACGGCAATTGGCTGCGGTTGCACGCTGCAATATCCATGCTGCTAGGTTCCGGTGATTGCCCGGGATGGCTATGAACTACCGCCATGATAACACCGGTATCTTCAGCATCAGCCCAATCCATTGGATCTATAACAAAACAATCCAAACCATCTGCAATATTACGGCAATTCCAATACACCTCAACGCCATCGCAATTAACAACTAGCCCGCATGATTCTTTTGGCGCTGCAGCTTTGGCATAGCTTAATGCTGAATACTGCCAGTTCATCGCGCAAATAATCCAACGCCAGGATACGATCCAAACGGTAGTTGAGCTGTAACGCCAAACCTAGTGGCGCAACTGGTAAGCCGTTTGCCGCATACATCAGAAGCAGCAGATCCAACTGAATTGTTATTTGCATCAAAATATACTGCTGCAGTGTAACTGCATTCAGTAGAGCGATATACCCATTGACATAAGTTTGCAATACATTGCCGTTTCGGTGATCTAACACCAACCAAGTCAAATGCCGCTGCGAGCTCCCATTCAACTGCGGCCCTAGTCTCGATTACTTTACGATCAAGGTAATAAATTTCCCTAGGAAACTCAGCCGTAGGATCTGCATTTGCATTACCGGCGCTGAAATTAGCAGCATCTAGATATCTTGATAGGGTACGAATACGAATAAACTTTGCGCCATTCAAATCATTGCCTGGGCTGGTTTCATTTACCACAAGCAAGATGCTAGTCATAAACCGCAAGACATTACTAATTACCAGCTTTGGTCGTGGCAGTTGGCCGTTGCCGTTGTATTCAAATCCTGTCGCTTCAACCGGGAATGCTTGGTAGCTATTGCCAGCCCATACAATATTGCCATTATTTATTGCATTGGTGCCAGCATGAAACCTGAATACAGTATTAGCGCCATGTATTGCAGTAACCAGATGGATCTCAAACAATTCAATAATCGCTGATGGTGCCAGCTTTTGTAGTTCAGATACTGGTACGCTCATGGTTCTGCGACCTCATCAAATGTCGCTTGTATCGTATTGTTATTAAACATCTCTAGCGTGCGGGTCCATTCACGGCACACATATTTGTAGCCAGTACCTGATGGTGCGGTCCAGTCAAATGATTCAACGCCTGCTCTTGCATCAAGGAATGCCTCAATATTATTGGCTTCAGTATCACTGCGATTTCTAAATTCTAATGACCAACTTTTTAGGTTTTGGTTAATCCCAAACGATTGCCGTTTTTCGTAGCCATCACCAAATTTAAACGCTGTAACAGCAGGCTTACTTGCGCGTGCTGCACCAAAATCTGAGACAAAAGTAAACGTTGGCATCAGCTCAGTAAACCTCCAGGTCGTTTTTGTTTCAGTAGTTCTTGCTGCACCGCTTGGCTTAAAGCCCGACCAAGTTGCTCACCTTTAGGTGAATCGCCTTCTACTTTACTGCCTGTGGCATCAACATTAACCACAACGCTGGTTGAGCCGCCGCCACTAGCACCGGCAGCAACACCTAAGTTACCATCGCGGCCACGTCGTAACGGTATGATTGCTTCTGGCCCTGCCTCGCCCATCAAGCCAATGCCTTTAGCAAACGGGAATAACGTTGGCTTATCTACAATGCCCCCGCGGGCGAATGGTTGGATCCCATTCTCGGCATAAACACCGCCTGTGGCATTGTTGACATATTTAAAAATATCAGTTGGCGCAAGCGTTCCATTAGCAACTCCAGCCCCAGCGCCTGGGAATATACTGCCCAACACGCCCATCAGCGGTTTCACTATCGCCTGTTGCGTTGCGATGCGAATCATATCTTTTATAATTGAATTTGCTAAATCAGCAAAACTAAGTTTACCAGTTGTTGCAAAATTTACCAGCTGGTCTTCAAGCCCTTTGAATGTATTAGCCACAGCATTACCAACGTCTGCGCCTAAATTACCAATCGAATCATAATAAGATTTAATGCTTTCATTGAAATTAACACCAAAACTATTTGCTGCATCTTTTTGCTTTTGTGTTGCTTGGTCTTGTAACACTGCCCGCTCGCGTAACTGCGCTATATGAGTAGCAATTTCTGGGTTTGTTTTTACCAAGATATTATATGCTTCTTGATTCTTCCCAGTTTGCAATAAATTTATTTGCGCATTTAATTGCTCAACTGCTGTAAGTTCTTTTTTGCTGCTTGTAATTTCTTTTATTTTTTCGTCGTAACTTTCTAAGCTTGGCAATAAATCTTTAAAGCTTTGCAGTTCTTTTGCCTCTCTTACTTTATTTTGAGCGGTGTCAAGCGCAGTAAGGAAAGGATCAAAGTATTTTTTATCCAGTGTCCCTCCGATCTTTTTGTTTTCCGCTTCTAATTCCTCCAATTGCTTAATAAAATCTTCTATAGTCCTGTCGCCTTCTTCTAAGCTTTTGGCTGTTTCATTTAATATTTGCTGCAAAGGTGATGCGCCTACATCTTTAAATGCTGCATTCAAATCTTGAGTTTTACGCTGAAGTGCAGTAGCTATATCAACGCCTTTTTCTCTTAGGCTGTTTTGCTTTTCTAGCAAACTGGCAGCTTCTCTTGCGCGTTTGTTATCATCTGCTGCACGCTTCTTGGCGTCTGCATCTGCTTTGGCATCTGCTGCGCTTGTATCTAAATCCATGTTTCGACCGTTAGGTCTGCGCCCTGTTCCAGGTGATGGCGCATCAGTCCAGATCTTTTGTATTTGCGCAAAGTCACGGTTAGCTTGTTGCACCAAACTTCCAAAAGTGTTTTTTATTACATCCGCAGCGCCAACAAAATCGCCTTTAAAACCCTTGCCTATAACCGTAAAATAAGCAACCCAGCTTTTAATAAGAACATCAGTTAATTTAATAGTGGCATAGATAAAAGTTGCTACCGAGCGGAACCCGCCTGTTATTACAGCAAACAATGCCGTCCAATCTTGCTCACTATCAAACAGATCGCCAAACACTTCTATGATTGATTGCAATGCCGGCAGCAACGCATCAGTTAATTCAAGTGCAAAGCCTTGTGTTTTTATTCCAAATTCTGTAATGGTGTCATTGAATTTATCAGAACGTGCCGCAAAATCATCACTAATTTTGTAAGTAAATTTATCCATTGCCGACGCGCCATCATTTAATAGCGGTATCAAATCAGCACCTGCCTTACCAAATAATGCCACAGCCGCAGCAGCTTTCTGTGCGCCATCAGGCATATCTGCAAATCGATTTGCAATTTGTTTTAATGCTACATCAGCAGGAATAATCTGGCCTTCAGCAGTTTTAACTTTAATACCTAAAGCTTCAAATTTGCTCGATAAGTCTTCATTACCTTCAGCAGCTTTAACTAAATTTATGTTTAATTTTGTAATGCCTTTTCCTAATGTAGCCATATCTACATCAGCTAATTTAGCAGCATTGCCAATACCAATTAAAGCGTTAGCTGCAATCCCGGTTTTTGCTTGCAAATTAAATAACTCATCACCTGCATCGATAGAACGCTTCAAGATTGCACCCAGGCCGGCCACTATGACGCTGCCGGCGATCGCAGCACCAAAGCCAGCGACTGCGCCTTTAAGGCTGTTGAAGCCCATTGCAGCGTTCTTAGCTTGGCCTTGTAAACCTTGCAGCGAATTGCCAAGTCGTTTTATATTGTTTTCGCCTTGTACATCTGCTTTGATTCTCAGCAGTGCATCCATGTTCATTGGATCAGCTCCGGTCGTTTAGGGTTGACATGGCTGCTGCTTCCATGATTTGCAGATCCTCCAGCATAGCCCGCTTATCTTTTACTGCATACAGTCTAAACACCCACGCAACAGCTACATAGTCAAAACCTAAAACACCGTTTGCCGTAGTTCGCCATTGGGTTTGGCATCGCAAGAACATTTCTAGCGTTCCCCAGTTTTCTTCCCATATTTCAAAATCAATAGATTGCTGCGGCAGATCTGGCAATTCAATACCTAGCCCTTCTGCGTCTTTTGCCGTGTCATCTATAATACCGCCGCTAGCCCAATAGATAGCGGCGTCTGTTAGTTTTTTCGTTTAGCGCCTTTGATGCTGTCCATATATGATTTTACAATTGATACAGCTAGCAGTGGTACTTCTAGTAATTGGCTAAGAGCTTTTTCGCTGTAAGGGATTTCTTTGCCATCATCTCCTGTAACTCCATCCCAACCAATTAATATTTCTTTTGCGATTTCAGTTATTCGATCTAGATCAGCAAGATCTTCAATCTGTTGTAATTCAGCAACGATTGGACCTAGCCGGCTTTGTGGCAACCGTTTAAATTGCCCATCAAAAGTTTGTGGCTCATGACGCCCGCCATCAGTTGGCACGTCAAAAGAAACCGGCCAACTGTAACTAGTAGATTGCAAAAGAACAAAAGCCATAATCAGGTGAATACAAGGGACAGTTCGTCATTACCTGCTGCAGTTGGTGTTGCAACATAAGGCAGGTTCAGCATTGTGATGCCGTCCATGTCGGTGTAAGACGCATCAGCAAGGTCTGATTGTGCCATTGTTAACGTAGCACGATTGCCGGCAGTAGTGCCATGCAAAAAGGTGATGCTGCCTAATGTAGAACCAGTGCTAGTTGTAAAGTAATCTTTAGTGGCTAGCGATACTGCTTCAACCTGTAAGGTGCCTGATGGCTTGCGATCTGTGATGATCACTTCTTTAGTACCACCAACCAACTCGCGGTAAATAATTTCATTTGACATATTTAAATCAATTGATTGCAAGGCAGCAGCATAACCAAAAGCAGTGAAGCTAGTGGTATTACCATTTTTAAATATTAATGGTGATGCTTGGTTTGCATATGTTGGAGCAGCTAATGCAGTATCAGTTGGTGCATTATAAATGCCGGTCATCTCAAATGCAATCGTTGGTATTGCACCGACTGACGCATTAAGCGTGAATGAACCGCGTGCTCCGGTTACATTGTGACGAATGCCGTCCTGGAAGAAATATAAAGTGACTGAACTAAACGTAGCGCTTACAGGTGCATATGTTGCCGATACACCTGCTGATATTGTTTCGCTTAAGCCACATGCCTTTAACACAACGCCATACGCTGGTGCAGTACCGGCAGCGCCAGAACCTGCAAGCTCAACTTCAAAAGTTACCTGCACCCTGGTTTGTGCGAGTAACTGCTCGTAATTACCAAGATATGGGCGTATAAGTTCACGCTGCACAATATCCGATTGCAGCGGCGTGATCTCAAGATTACGCACTAAGATTGCGTTGGCAGCACCAGTTGGCACTGGGTCGGTGCCATACGTTGCCTCAGTCTTGGCTAGCAGCAGGCGTTTGCGTGTTAGAAGTGGCATCGGTCAATTCCTCTGTGGATTGCGGTAGTGCTGGTTTGGTTTGCTCGATGAGCTTGCGTTTGCCAGTTTTAGGATCAAGCAGGAATGACCCGCCCTGCCCATGGTACTCATCCATAATAATAGCCATGACTACAAAGCTAAGTTTACAATGTCAGTGCGATATCGCACCCGGTAGTCGCACATCACAACCCCTGCAGGTTGGTCGGCTTCTACTGTTTCGAATGAAACCGAGATTGGTTGCACATCAATAGCATAACCACCAAGCGTTAAATCCGCCATAATTTTAGCATGTAAACTTTCAACGATTGGATCTGCAATTTGATCTGGTATTTCGCCGCGTACGATAACAGCTACCCGTACCGTAAGACTCCAATCTAAAGTTGGCAGGCTGGTGTTTTGATCTGCCGTATCACTTAACGGTTCAACCACAATTGCAGGTGATTCGGCCCTAGAGATCGGGCCAACCCTGCTGCGGTAAATCCTGGTGCTAACGCCAGTCGTACCAATTAATGCAGTACGTATTGCAGTAACAATGGTTTCACGTTTTGTTGTCATGTTTTTTGTAATCCAATTTCAACAAAAGCACCGTCATCAATCAACCTAGTTTCGCGCACTTTATAAGCAGCACCTGCAACCGTGATTACATCCTCGTA